TTACGCAAAAAGCAGATCCTGCATATAAGCGTCTGCCCGGTCGCTTGCCTCTTTGTCGAACTTCTCAAAAACATCACAGTAGGTGTCCAGGGTGGTCTTTATGTCGGTGTGTCCAAGTCTTTTTTGCAGACTCTTGGCGTGCATACCGCTTTCTATACAGCGCGTGGCATAAGTGTGCCTTAAGCTGTGCAGGGTAACTGTTCCCGGAACTGTTTGATCAAGTAGTGTATATTTCGAGATCAAGCGTTTCAAGGTCATATTTGCCTGATTAGTAGTGATGATCTTATTTGCTCTATAGTCAAAGAAAAGGAGATTCATCTTATTTGGCCGCCAATTCTTTAGATGGTCTGACAGTAACTGAAAAGGCATATCTGGCAAAGAAAGTAGGCGTTGTCCAGCATAGGTTTTTGTGGTCTTGCCGAGGACACTGTGTTCCGAGCTGTCCCGCGTGACGGTGCGGCGTATATTTACAGTGCGAAAGGCAAGATTGACATCGTGTATATCAAGCGCGTTGATTTCACCCATACGCATACCGGTATATAACATAAGCAGAAATTGGGCGCGGTATGGGCAACTGCGTTCTTGATCGTTAAGTACGGCAATCAGCTTTTTTTCTTCATCAACGGTAAGAGCACGGACTCGACGGGTGTCATTAACGCTTTTAGGCTTGCGAAGTCCCACCATGGGATTCTTATTTAATATGTTTCTATAAAGAGCAGTACGAAAGCAGCGGGCCAGCATTCCATAATCTTTCGCTATAACTGAATTGGAGTATTCTGTTATAGACATTAAATAGGACTGTATATCAGCTGGTTTTACTTTTTGCAGCGGGATAGAACCAAGCGCGCTGCGGCTGATACGCACGCATATAGCGTTCTTTCGTAAGTAGGAATTCTCGCCAATGATATTTAGCGCGCGATCTTCTTCTGTTAGGCAGCGGGCCATATCTCCGACCGTCATTTTGTCGGGGGTAATAATGGATCCGGTGGCAAGCTCATTCTTCAGAGCGTCCAGCTTTGCCCGCACATCTGCCTGCCGCTTACCGTATATCGTCTTTCTTTTCGGTTTGCCGTTGGCGTCCACGCCTATGGTCAGCTGGGCAGCCCATAGGCCTTTGCTTTCCACCTTATAGATGGTTCCGTCACCGTTTCCTCTTTTTCTTGGCATTGTACTCACATTCTCCTTTACGCAGCAGCGGGCAGCGCCTAAAAAAGGGCGCAAAAAGCCCCGCTTGATTTTTCAGCAGGGCTGTGATACAATAACCGTGTTGGGTGGGTATTGTATTACACAATCCTGCTTATCGGCTCTATCCTGTTGGCGCAGGGTAGGGCTTTTTTATTTTGTTGGTGTTAAAGAAACGATTTTATACTTGCTCGCTTTCAAGAAGCCTTACTGTCTGACGATATTCCTCCGCTTTGGCAACGGCGGTAAAAGTGACCGTAGCATTGTGGTTTTCTTTTACCACCTTTTCAATTTCTGAAAGAGAAACACGGAAGAATTCTTTTCGGCTGTTTACAAGATTTATACGCCGATCATCAAACTGCCGGTGTAAAGCTGTCTCCAACGCCGGCGCGTCCTCAGAGAAAATCATAGCGTGAACATCAAATTCAAACGGTACGGAAGCGCTGCTGAGTTCTTTTATGCGGTCCATAGGCTCTAACCGTCTTGTCATTCCAATTTTATATACATTCTTTCCAAAAGAGCCGATATTGGATATTACATAAACGAAGCCGGCGCGCGTATTCTGCTCCCGGTCGAGCACATTTTTTCTGTCCTGCTCTAACAGGCCGAGTTTCGCCTCCAGTTCTTTTATCTTGTCAACATAAAGCTGCTTTTCAATATCATCCGCTTTATGTAGATAAGTCATGAGTTTCTGAATTTCATTCTTGAACTGCCGTTCTTCCTTATCGAGCTTTGCTTTTTCGCGCTCAATTTCACGGCGCACTTTTTCTTCTTCAAGCATTTGCTCTCGGATCGCGCGTTGTTCTTCCTTTTCGCGCTCCGCCATCACCTGATTGCCGTACATACAGTTGAGCTGCTCCAGCTTAATCTCCAGCAGCGGGCGGTTGAGTTCCACTCCGTCTGGCGCAAAAATCCTGTTGAGCATTTCAAAGGACTTGATGATTTTTGAACGCGCACTGTCAATGTTCCGCGTGGTAATATTCTTGATAATAGCCGCCGCTTCCGAATTAAAGCAACGCAGGATCTGTTTCACATTTGCATTTATAACAGACTTTGGCGCGTCGGAATGTACAGAGACAGCATTGTTTGAGGATACACATTCTTTTTCATTAAGTTGTGCAAGAGCAAATTTGTCTTTATATTCTGCAGACGATATATCATAGTCAACAGGGACGGCGACAGAGGCAGCAACCGCTTCTTGTTGCGCCACTTCAATTTCGGCTTTAAGATTGCGGATTTCGATATTCAACTGAGAAATGCATTTCCGTTTTTGCTTCAGTTCACGCTCAACAGCTTGAACCTTTTGAGCACAACTGTCCTCTGTTTCTTTTCGCATTTTTTCCGCAGTCGCTTTGGCGTCTTGCACGCGCTGATCTGCATTGGCATTCGCAAACGCCGCGTATTCGTCGGCATTTTTGATTATATTTATTTTTGAAAATGACTTCTGCAAAATATAATAGTACAGCACGAGAAACGCTACATCAGCCAAAGCAAACAGCGGTACTCCTACTGTAGCCAAGATAGAAATCGCAATAATAAACGGATATGCATACAAAAGGATTTTATATTCTTTTTTCATTTCTTTTTTCCTCTTATTAAGTTATTACATCTATAATCACGGCGTGCCGTGAATTATGATATTCCACATTCAAAGTAGAATTCAATGGCCTTGTGTATATAGTTCTCGGTCACATTGAAATACTCGGCCAACTCGTAAGGCTCCAGGCCCTGGCGCAGCTGCACCTCCAACTCGGCCTTGGGGATCAACTTTTTTACCGCCCACTTATCTGCCCGGCGTTCGTGCTTACTGCGCCGGTCAAGCGGGGCATATAGGTTGTAGAACGACCCGGTTATGCAGTGCCCGGCTTCGTGGGCAAGGCGACAGCGGGCCTCTGCGGTGCTCTCCAGGCTCTGCTCGTCAAGTGCTATGTAATAATCATCGCCGATATTGGCAGACGCAGACTTGGCAGCGGGCATACTGCCCAGATACACCTCTATGTTGTTTTGCTCGATGAGATCGAACAGGGACTCAGTTGTTGTCATTCTCTCTCTTTCTCTTATCTTTGATAAATTCTACAAAACCTTTAACTTCGTTCCACATCTCGTCGGTAACCTCTCCGTCACCACCAAATAGTGCCACCTTGGCGATCTCCTCCGGACTTTGTTGGTCCGGGGGATTTTTTATGTCCGTTTTTCCAGTTAAGTAGTCAATAGACACACCGAAATACTCACTAATGCTCTTAAGTATCTCCAGTTTGGGTTCTACATCTTCTCCATTCTCATATTTTTTCTTCCAAAAGGAGACACTGCCTTTATTAAAGCCACATTCTATAGCGGCTCGTGAAGGCGAGATACCGGCCTCATTGCATATATGTTGAAAGCGGTCATAAAACACAAAAAATGCCTCCTTGTTTTGTGCAAATTACACAAAGTTTAACAAATTAGACTTTTTGTGTTGCAAAGTTGAACGAATTGGCTTATAATGCAAGTGTGGTTGAATTCGTTAAACTATTTCAACAGCGTTAGCAACTTTGTGTTTAATTCTTTGGACAAGATGAGTATAGCACACAGGTTTAATAAATTCAACCACTTTTTAAAAAAATCTGGGAGGAGGTATATTTTTTGGACAGTTGGATTGAAACAGCAATAGGAAAAATGCACATGAACAAGATCACGCAGCGTGACCTTGCCAGGAAACTCAACTGGTCTCCGCAATATCTTTGTAATGTGCTCGGCGGAAAGCGAAAATCAAAAAGCGGAGAAGAGCGGATCCTCGGCGCAATCAACGAGATCATCGCAGAGCGCAACAACTAAATACACGGCCAGCCTTTAGATAAGCAGCAGGCAGTTAAAGCGAGGTGAATAAAAGTGATTGTTGTATTGGTTCTTATTTCCACTGTTGCGATGATCAGTGCGCTGATGGCGCATTGGAGGCTAAGAGCGGTTTTGTACTATTTGACTGATAAGAACATCCAATTCACCGAAGAGGATATGGAGAAGTGCCTGCGCCAGGTGCTGGAACACCAATTCAAACGGTAGGTGGATTAAGCAACATTGATGATAAGACACTGGTTGCGACGGATGAGAGAACATTCAGAGAAGCAGAGGCAAATTTGGAAGCAATTTTCTTTGTTTTTCTCCATACATTGTCATCTCGGATGTTATCCAGCAGATCGTGACCTGGCATGAGGATGGATTCCACAAAATATGTTGGTGTGGTGCATAGATCTGCAACCGAGACGGCCTTTACGTATCTGGCCTCTGACAGCAAGCTGATTGTATACAAGATTTCTTCAGAAGTGTATGGGTCTATTTGAATTGTAGAGGCGTCTAAGTGGTCATTGTAACCAAGGTGCTCTTCAAGGTAGATCAGTACCTCTCTTACACAGTCTTTGTTTAATTTCATCTGATTTTGTCCTTTCGTCATAATAACATCATTATAGCAACAATTTACAACCAATGCCAGCCTTTTGGGCGGCGGCAGAGATACGCAGGCAGCGGGACCTTTTTTCATTTCTTCTCTTTCTTCTTTTCTTTTTTGTCAAATTTACCCATTATATTCCTGCTTCCGGTGCCCGCCCCACCCAACATCACATTTATCGCCAACGGCACTTTTGCCGTGCAGCGGGCAGCTTGCGGCTCTGCCGCTTGCCCAAAGGGCTGGCCTAATCAAGAAAGGAGAATAGCAATGAAAGTACCAATCAACAAGGACAGCCCCTTGGCAATGGACGACTTCGACGCCGCCGTGCAGCAGCGTATGGAGCGCCTGCAAAGCTATATTGACCTGATCCGCACCGCCGAAGCTGTAGAGGAAGAGGTCAAGGTCAAGGGTACAAAACTGTATCTTGGTCCGGAAGATGTGGCGGCATACCTGAACTGTAGCATACCAACGGCGCGGCAGTATATGCACCGCCCGGGCTTCCCTCTCATTCAGTTGGGTGAGAACGGCACAAAGTTGGCTGTGTTCGCCCCGGCGTTCCACGCCTATAATGCAGGCAAATATTGATTTTGCAGTCAACTGCAAAGAAAGGACAAACCAATGACGAAACGAGAAAAGGCCGGCGTGGTCCTGGTGATTACCGGCTTTCTGCTGGTGCTGTTTGGCTGCTGCCTGGTGGCGGACAACCCCTATTGGTGGGTGTCCATGGCTGTAAGCGGTGCCGGATGTGGTCTGATCGCCCTGGCAGTGTTCGTACTGCCCAAGGACGAGGACGAACTCCGACAGGACAAGCAGCTGGTGGTTGAAGATGATAAGGATAGAGTGGTGCTGCTGGCGCCGCTGACAGATTTTGAATTGGCGTATTTGCACGCAATTCAACTGGGAAAGGACAATGACAATGAGTAATGAATATATGGATTTGGTGATCATGACCAACGGCAAGGTGTGCCGTGCTCCTGGGTTCAGCGATATACAGTCCGGTTACAGAGTGGCCGTGCAGGGCTGTACATACGATGTGTTGGAGGCTGTGTCTGTACCTGTGAGCGAGACTCTGCTGACGCTGCCTAAGGCGTATGGGTTTGTTCGCCCGCTGGTGTATGACGAAGACAAGCAGGAGGAGAATGCCGATGTATGACAAAGAGGCGGGCGTGATCGCCTGTGACAGCTGCGACATTGCCATTGAGGGTTATGGGTTCTCCATCGGTGCGGGCAACGATGAGCCCAGCGGCAGCTACTGCTGGGAATGTGCTTGCGAGAAGTTGGAGCAGCTGCTGGACGAGAACAACAAGGAAGTGACCATTGTGCGGCGCAGCGAAAACTGGCTTCGCAGCTGCTACGACCTGGGGGTGATCTGATGACTAACGCAGAGATGGACAAGTTCGTGAATGACTACGGCTTTTGCCCCCAGGAATGCGACCCGGAGGTGCGGGCAGAGGCCCGCATTGTATTGAATATAGACAAAGGAGAACGATATGGCGACACTGTATGAACTAACCGGCCAGGCAGCCCAGCTGATGGAGCTGCTGGAAGCCGGAGAGATTGACGAGCAGACGGTCCAGGACACACTGGACAGCATGATGGTGCCGGAGAAGCTGGAGGACTACGGTATGGTGATCCGGCAGCTGACGGCGGATGTGGAGGACTACAAGCGCGAAAAAGACTTCTTCGCCGAAAAGCAGAAGCGGGCGGACAACGCCATTAAGCGGATGAAGAAGACCCTGGCGGCGTACCTGGCTGCCACCCAGCAGGATAAGGTGCAGGCCGGACGGTTCGTGCTGACCAGTACATCGAGCAAGTCGGTGGATGTGTTCAATCTGGCAGCGGTGCCGGCAGAATACATGCAGCCCCAGCCGCCCAAGGTGGACAAGGCGTCTATCCGAAAAGCCCTGTTGGCAGGGGAGACGGTAGCCGGTGCGGCACTGATTGAGACCCCCGGCTGCGTGATCAAGTGAGGTGAATGGAATGGAGAACATGAAGATATATGAGGCGGTGCGCAAGGTTCCGGACAGCGCCAAGAAGAACATTAGCGCAGGCCGCTTAAAGGGCATGACTGATATTAACCCAATGTGGCGTATCAAGGCACTGACGGAGCAGTTTGGCCCTTGTGGTATCGGTTGGAAGGTGGAAGTCAGCCGCACATGGCAAGATCTGGGTGCGGATGGCGTGGTGACTGTGTATGTGCAACTGCTGCTCTATGTGAAGTACAACGATGCATGGAGCGCCCCTATTCCGGGTATTGGCGGTTCCTCGTTGGTGGCTAAGGAGCGTAGCGGCCTGTACACCTCCGATGAGTGCTACAAGATGGCTTATACGGACGCTCTGTCGGTGTGCTGCAAGATGTTAGGGTTCGGTGCAGATGTGTACTGGGCAGCTGATCGGACAAAGTACCAGCAGGTGCAGCCCCAGGACACGAAGAAAGAACAGGCACGGCAGCAGGCAGCGGAGAAGATCAGCCCGGACCAGGTGGCTATTCTGAAAGAAAATGCAGAGAATGAGCGGGTCAAAAAGGCCTTGGCCTATTACAAGGTGAGCCGCATTGAGGACCTGACCCGGCACCAGGCCGATCAGATCTTCATGAAGCTGGGCCTATAAGATGAAAATCGAATTCAAAAAAGCTGACCTGGTTCCCACTATGGCCAAGGTGGGGGCGTTCATAGGCTCCCTGGCAGAGCAAAAGGACTATGTACTGGAGATTAAGCCAAAGCCGAAACGCCGGAGCCTAGATGCCAACGCCTACATGTGGGCATTGATCAGCAAACTGCAAGCGGAGTTGGCCAAAAACGATCCGCAGATCACCAAGGACGAGATCTACCGGGGCTATGTGCGGCAGTATGGCCGTTCGGTGGAGTATCAGCTGCCGGACAGTGCCGTGAATGCCATGACGAAATCATGGGGGATGAACGGCCTGGGCTGGACAGCGGAGAAGGTGGACGATGGTATCTACCCGCGCACCTCGCTGGTGCGGTTCTATTACGGCACCAGTTGCTACGGAACGAAGCGCATGGCCCGGCTGATAGACGCCGTGGTGCAGGACTGCAAAGCACTGGGCATTGAGACTATGCCGCCAGCTGAGCTGACACAGCTGATGGCTGCTTGGGAGGAACGGAAACAGTGAAGAAGAGCATTATACAGCTGGAAGAGCCCCGGCAATGCTACCTGTGCGGCTCTGTGCGGGCCCTGGAACGACACCATGTGTTCGGGGCATATAACAGACGGAAAAGCGAGAAATACGGCTTGACGGTGCTCCTGTGCCATAATTGCCACAACGAGCCGCCGAGAGGCGCACACCATTGCAAGCAGACGATGGATTATTTACATCGGGTAGGGCAGCAGGCATTTGAGACTGCCTACCCGGACAAGGACTTTATATCTATTTTTGGGAGGAATTATCTATGATTAACAGTGTTGTAATTATGGGTCGATTGACCTACGAACCGGAACTGAGAGCCACGCCCAGCGGCGTCTCCGTTGTGCGCTTTCAGGTAGCTGTGGACCGCAACTATCAGAAGGCAGGCGAGGAACGCAAGACGGACTTTATCGACTGCACCGCCTGGCGGCAGACGGCAGAATTTGTGTGCAAATACTTCCATAAAGGCTCCATGATCGCCGTGGAGGGTTCTTTGCAGACAGACAACTACACGGACCAGAACGGCGAGAAACGCAAGAGCGTGCAGCTGGTGGCCAGCCAGGTGTCCTTCTGCGGCTCTAAGGCAGAGAGTGGCACTACCGGCGCAAACTCCAATCCCGCTTTTGCGCAACCGGCGCCCAGCTACGCCAGCGCAGATAACAGCGATTTTGAAGAGATCGTGGATGACGACGACCTGCCGTTTTAAGGAGAGCCTATGCAAGGATGGATCAAGGTGCACCGAAAGGTTACGGAGCACTGGCTATATTCTGCGGAGCCCTACGACAAATTCCATGCCTGGATGGACCTTCTGCTGCTGTGCAATCGCTCACCTGCAAAGATGATGATTGATGGCAAGCTGATGGATGTGGACAGTGGCGAGCTGATCACCTCCATTCGCTTTTTGTGCGATCGGTGGAAGTGGAGTAACACGAAAGTTAAGCGTTACTTGGAAACACTTCAAGCTGACGGAATGTTGTCAGTAAAAAGCGACAGTAAAAAGACACGGCTTAGAGTGCTTCACTACGCCAAATATCAAGCATACGCAAATGCAAAAAACGACACAGAAACGACGCAGGAACGACACAGAAACGACACTGAAACGCCGCAGAAACACACAAACAAGAATGTAGAAGAATGTACAAGAAATACAGGAGAAGGGAGAGAGCGCGCAAGCGCGTGCACGCCCGCAAAATTATATGGCGAGTATAAAAATGTTCGATTAACCGATGAGGAGCTTGCCAAGCTGAAAAAACAACTCCCACTTGACTGGCAGCGGCTTATCAAAAACTTGTCCTTCCACATTCACAACACCCACAAGACCTATTACGACCACTTCTCTGTATTGCAGAAGTGGGGCGCGGAGGACAGGAAGAACAGCGGGGCACTGCAAAGCCCACCGTCTTACGACCTGGAGCAGATCAAGCGGGACACCATGAACAACACAGACATCAAGTTTTAGGAGGATCCTATGGAACTGAACAAACTGACACCACGGCAGGCGTTGATCTATGACGCACTGATCCCGCCCGGTATGCCGGTGAGGGGCAAAGAGCTGGCGCGGCGGACGCGCATTAGCGAGCGGGACCTGAGATCAGAGCGCAAGGCTATGCAGGAACAGGGCGTGCCCATCGTCACCGGTGACTTTGGGTACATGCTGGTGGATGAGAACAATCCGGAGCCGCTGCTGCGGTACGCCAAGCGGCTGAACGCTCACGGCGATGAAGAGCTGGCCACGGCAGCAATGGCCCAGCAGATTTACGAAAGGCTGGTGACAGCAAGATGATGGTACGATTGACGATACCGGGAGAGCCCCAGGGCAAGGGTCGGCACCGGGCTGTGCGCCGGGGTGACCATATTGCTACATATACGCCCAGGAAGACCAAGGACTACGAGGACGAGGTGCGGTTCTGCTACCGGCAGGAATATGGAGATCTGATGGCCTTCGCTGTGGACGAGCCGGTCAGTGCAACAATCATTGCAGCGTTTGGCATTCCCAAGAGTTCCAGCAAAAAGCGCAAGGTGGAGATGATGGCCGGCAGTGTGCTGCCCACCAAAAAGCCGGACACGGACAACATCGCCAAGATCGTGCTGGACGCATTGAACGGCCTGGCCTACCCGGATGACAAGCAGGTGGTTGAGTTGCAAGTGCTCAAGACCTATGACTTGGATGGCTATGTGGAGGTCGAGCTACGGAACTGGAGGACACGGACAGATGGCTGAACAATGTGCATTCTATGTGCGCTGTGATCGTTGCCAGTATGGCCGCAACCTGGGCAGCAATGAATACGGCTGCCGCAAACACCTGGCACCTGACGGAAAGACGATACACAGGGGGCAGTACAGCTGCGAGAATGGGAGAGAGAAAGAACGGACAGACAAAAAGAAAAGGTAGCGATTGAAAGGAGAAAGGCAAATGACGCAAGAAAAATTGAAAGTCGTGCTTGAATTGCATAAGAAATGGCTGAATAATGAAGCTGATGGAGTAAGAGCAGATTTGTATGGAGCCGATTTGTTTGGAGTTGACATGCATGGAGTCGACTTGCGTGAAGCCAACATGCAAGGAGTAGACTTGCGTGGAGCCAACATGCGTGGAGCCGACATGGGCGGGACAATCCTGTGTGGCGCCAACATGCGTGGGACAATCCTGTGTGGCGCAGATATGTATGGAGCCAACATGCGTGGGACGCTCTTGTACGGCGCAGACGTGTATAGAGCCAACATGCGCGGTGTAAAAAACATTCCGTTCATACCCTATGCGTGCCCCGAAAAAGGTGAGTTTGTCGCGTTTAAGAAATGTGGAGAATACATTATTGAACTACTTGTTCCAGCAGACGCAAAGCGCTGTTCTGGTACTACACGGAAGTGCCGAGCAAGCTATGCCAAGGTTCTTTCAATTACGACGATTTTAGGAGAGCCGGCCAAAACAACGAGCGTAATTAACACAAACCATTCACCAAATGTCGTTTATAAAGTTGGAGAGTTGGTATATCCGGATTCTTTTGACGATAACCGATGGAACGAATGTTCGAGCGGCATTCACTTTTTCGTTAACAGACAGGAAGCGGTTGAATATTAAGGAGTGCAAACCGATGTGTACAGGAATGACAAGCTACCACCAGCCGGATGGTTGGATCAGTGTAAAGGACAGGCTGCCAGACACGGATATGAAAGTAATCGTGTATGATACTCTTCTTGGGGTAGCCACGGGATATTATGAAAAGGTGTTCAATAAAGAAGTGCACCGGTGGATTTTAAACAGTGCCGTAACGAGTAACTATGAACCAAAAGTTACTCATTGGCGAGAACTGCCTGATCCGCCGAGGACGGAGGGCGAGATTTGAAGATTAACTCGGTAAAATAAAGAAAGGTGTTATAGAATGAGACCAATTGATGGAATCAAAGATTTGAAAGATATAACAACATTATTATTATATCTTTATATGGAAGAGGGTGAAACTGTTACATATAACAATGGATTGACAGACATGAGAATAAGGATGGACGATAATTTTAATATATGGGGTACAAATCTTAAGTTTCCTGACTTACCTGACATGAATTTTAACGAGCAGATGACGGTTCCATATATGCTTGGTATAATTAACATTCTTAAAAATACAGATCCTGTGGAATTTCCTGGAAGCTTTGAGAGCAGATGGAATGAGATTCATACACAGGTTGGAACTATAATGGCTCTTAATAGAGACAAGTTCAAGCTTCCGAGAGCTAAGAAAGCAGAAGCAAAGTTAAAGGAGAAAAAAGAATGACAAATTACGAACGAATTATAAATAGAAGCATTTATGAAATGGCGTCAGAATTAGAAAGAATATCTAATTATGTATGCGATCACTACGACTCTTGTGATGAATGTCCTTTTAATTTTTTAGGAAGGTACGACTGCAATATAATGGGGTTTACAGATTGGCTCAATAGCGAGGTAGAAGAATGACAAATTATGAAAAAATCATAGATAGGAATATTCGCCAAATGGCGAATGAGATAAGCAATGGTCATTTAGGAAACCCTTGTGATTATTGCTTTTTTAGCAAAGGTCCATGCGCAGTGCCATGTGTTGAGGGCATTATAATGTGGCTTAAAAGCGAGGTAAAAGAATGAGAGATATACTTTTTAGAGGTGAGCGAGAAGACAACGGCATAAAGAAAGAGATCAATGACCTTGCTAATAAGATAATAAGACGAGTTTTGAAAAGTCGATGTAATCGACTACGAACCACTGTTATAGAAGAACTCAATAAACTCCCATTGAGCGGCAAGAGAAAGTATAAATGCTACATCTTGATTATGGAGTCGGAGTTTGATGTAGCTGTGACGATATTTGAGCACCCGGTTGACGGAGCGCACCTTTGCATTATTCGTGATGGGATTTGTCATATTTTCTTTGACGAAAAACAGCCGTTCAATGTTGCAATTCAGAAAGAGGAGGATTTGAAATGACATTCAATCTAAATGATTACAAAGGTGAATACGCAATGCATTGCAAAACCAGAGAAGAAGCTGAGAGCTTTTGCCGATTTCTTCATCAAAATGGCAGGAAGTGGTGTGACGAGGACAGCTATCTGGAGGATGATAGCTGGGATGTATATGAAAGAGACACCGTGTATTGGTTCAATGATGGTTCGTTTTGTGATATGGAATATGCCAGACATCTCAATTACGGAATTCTTGAATGGAGCGATTTTATGGAAGAGGTTTGTGGCTGTTCACTCGCTCAATCACAATATGGACGACAAACGAAAGGAGACATAATGAACATTCAACTTGACAAGCAGGCGTTAATGCCTGTAAGAGCACATGATACGGATGCAGGGCTTGACCTGCTGTCACCGGTGGACACGGTTGTTCCGGCACACGGAGCGGTGACCATTGACACCGGGGTACATATTGAATTGCCGGCACACACAGCAGGCTTTCTTAAATCAAAAAGCGGACTGAATGTGAAAAACGGGATCACCAGTGAGGGCGTGATCGATGTGGGCTACACAGGAAGCATTGCTGTCAAACTGTACAACCACAGCGGCATGGATTACACCGTGCGCCGTGGGGACAAGATCAGCCAGCTGGTGGTGGTCAATATCGACACTCCGGATCTGGTGCTGGTGGACAAGCTGGCAGACACCGAACGCGGTAACGGCGGGTTCGGAAGCACAGGGAGGTGAGCAGGATGTGTATAGCAGCACAAATCATTCTTGTGGCCGGGGCTGTCATTGTTGCATTTTTCGGCGTGATCGGCTTTGGTCCGAACTTTAAGAAATGAGCGGAATAAAAAGCAGGAGGAAAAATGACGAACAACGAAAAGAAGGAATGGCTGCAACGCTATCGGGAGTGCTGGGCGGAGGTTGAGATTACACAACAGGAGATCGAAGAACTAAACAGCCGGGCGCAAAAGATCACGGCTTCCATCTCTCCCACGCCGGGAGGCGGGCAGCGGGCAGATTTTACCTTGACGGTAGATCGCATTATAGAACTGAAAGAGAAGCTGGACCAACAAGTCCGGCTTGCTCTGTTGCAGCGGGCAGAAATTGAGGCTGCTATTGAGCAGGTACGCAGCCCGTTGCACCGGCGTGTGTTGCGTCGGCGGTATTTGAACGGTGACACTTTTGAGAAGATCGCTGTGGACGAAGATATTACATACAATCACCTGGTCTCTCGCATTCACCCGCAGTCCCTGGATATGCTGGAATGCAAAAAATAAAAAACCACTATGCAATGCATGTTGATGTTATAGTATGCAGGTTGCCGTCTGTGTTATAGTATAAACTGCCAAACAGATTGAAAGAGCGCTCCAAACGGTGCGCTCTTTGGCTTTTGCTTTTGTGCTTTTCCTTTCTTAAATGCGGTTACTACGAGGCCCATTTTCAGATGTGCTATAATTATGGTGAGCGAAAGGGGGGAAAACAAATACATGCGTAAACGCTCTGAAAAACCTTTAGGCAAGCAGCAGAAGAAAAATCGTGAAGTCCTGAAGTACGAAGAGATCAAGACAGAACTGACCAACATTTCTCCGGCAGAACGCCGGCGCAAACGCATTATGGCTGAGACGGATGTGAAATCCGCATCCAAATTCTTTAATGCGTCTATGGCAGCAGAGTTTTCTTTGATTGCGACTATGACTTCTTGGATCGTTGCACTTCACAATGACTGTAAAGGAGTGATAAGCTATATCGTCCTTGTCGTAGTGATCGTGGCCGCTATCGTTACATCAGTTGCTTTGTTGTTTACTTGGATAAAGAAAAATATCCATCTTGAAAAAACGGTACTAACGCTTGAGATACTGGATGAATTTTTTCCAAATAGCAAACAGAAAAAATAACAGCATATAATCCGCAATTATTACAAAGGAGGTGAGCAGCATGGGTAAAGAGACCTTAACACCTAAACAAAGGCTGTTTTGTTATGAATATGTGCTCGACCATAACGGGAAACGGTCTTACCAGGCTGCTTACCCGAATTGTAAGGCGCCCGGGAGCGCAGAAAGCCAAGCGAGCCGATTGCTAAGAATTGATAAGGTAAAAAAATTTATCGCTGACCTGGAAAAGCGAAAACTGGACAAGTTAGATTTTACCGCAACGGATGTGCTTAACGCGCTGTGCTCCATTGGGTTTGCAGAGACGGCAAAGCCGCCGAATACATCTGATCGGGTGAAAGCCCTGGCAGAGCTTCTGCGTCACTTTGAATTGGCCCGAGGGCATGAAGATGAACAGACGGACGATGGCTTTTTGGAAGCCTTGGAGCAGAAAGCGGGTGAACAGGTATGGGAAGAATAAGTACCTTTCACTTTCGGCCATTCTCCGCCAAGCAGCTCCAGGTGCTCACCTGGTGGTGCAAAACATCACCTGTGAGCGACAAAAACGGAATAATTGCAGACGGCGCTATACGATCCGGTAAGACGGTGAGTATGGCGCTTAGCTATATTCTGTGGGCTATGAGTACCTACAGCGGCATGAACTTTGCCATGTGCGGTAAGACGATCAGCTCCTTTCGCCGGAATGTGCTTTCTTTTCTGCCTGCAATGCTGCAAAGTCGCGGGTATCAGGTAAAATACAGCCGTAGCGACAATGTGCTTGTGGTGACGCGGGGTGGTACGGAAAACGCATTTTATATTTTTGGCGGCAAGGACGAAAGCAGCCAGGATCTGATCCAGGGTATGACCCTGGCTGGTGTGTTCTTTGACGAGGTGGCTTTAATGCCCCAGTCCTTTGTGCAGCAGGCCACCGCCCGGTGCTCTGTCAGTGGTGCAAAATTCTGGTTCAACTGCAACCCGGATAACCCACACCACTGGTTTTATGAAGAATGGATCCTGCCGGAGAAGCGGCAAGAAAAGCGAATACTCTACCTTCACTTTACGATGGACGATAACTTGTCCTTGACAGAGGAGGTCAAAGCCCGGTACAGAACGATGTACGCGGGCGTTTTTTATGCTCGGTATATCCTGGGCGAATGGAAAGTGGCAGAGGGCCTGATCTACGATATGTTTGACGAAAGGCGGCACTGTATTCCGCTGCCGCCGGAGAGTGAACTGCAAGGTTCTGCCTATATCAGTGTGGACTACGGTACGCTAAACCCTACGGTGTTCCTGATGTGGCGCAAATACCATGGCAAATGGCTATGCACCAAGGAATATTACTATTCCGGGCGAGAGAACCATAAACAAAGAACGGACGCAGAGTATGCGGACGAGATGATGGCCTTTATCGGCGATACGCCGTATACCTGCGTAGTGGTTGACCCTTCGGCGGCCTCTTTCATTACAGAACTGCAAAGGCGGGGGCTCAAGGTATTAAAGGCGGATAACGCGGTGCTGGATGGAATCCGTACCGTATGTACGCTATTGCAGCGGGCGGATCTGCTGTTCAGCAAGGACTGCACCCGTACCATTGCGGAATTTTACGCCTACCGTTGGTATGACAAAGCGGCGGAGGTGGGCCGGGACGAACCGGTCAAACAGGACGACCACGCTATGGACGCTATGCGTTACTTTGTAAGTACGGCGCTGGGGCGGATCGTAACAAGGAGGACATAGGATGATACTTTACATGAACCGGCGGGATGTGCCGGAGGCGGAACAGGGCGTACTGCCGTCTGCTGTGATCGATTATGTGGTCGGTCGGGCAAACGAATATGAGCGGCGCTGCCGTGCCCTCTATGGCCGATATATTGGCGTGCCGCAAATCCACCGAGGAGAGGACGAGAACGATGTGCGGGCCGAGGCTAACTATGCCAAGTACATTGTGGATATTATCCGTGGCTATTTTCTGAGCGAGCCGGTAAAGTATGACTGTAACGACAAGGACAAGAAAGACAGCCAGGCCAAGCTGTCCCTGGTGTCTACGGTGGAGGCAAAGCTGGATCGGGAAAGCGGTAACCTGATCCGGCACAACGCTGTGGACGAAAACAAAGACGGCCTGTGCGATCTGTGCAGCAAGGAAATTGACATTTCTGCCGTTATGGCTGCCTATCACAGTCAGAATATTGCTACGATAGATCAGCGGATTGGCAAGGCCATGGGTATATACGGCGAAAGCTGCGAGCTGCTGTATGCCAGCACAGAGGAGCAGCCGCGCCCGCGATCCGCAGTGTATGCGCCGGATCAAATTGTCCTGGTGCAGGATGACACGGTGGAGCATAAGGATCTGTTTGCGCTGTGGTTTGAGCAGCGGGAGCGCACAGACCGCAGCCGGTACTATGCGGTAACAGTCTATACGGCTACCCAGTATCAGCAGTACGAAAGCACATCGCTGGATAAAGAAAACTATGTGTACAACCCGGTGGGTGCACCGGTGCCACACTTCTTTGATGAGGTGCCGGTGGTGTGTTATGAGAACAACGAGGAGAGACAAGGCGACTTTGAGCAGGTGGCCAACTTGATTGACGCCAGAAACGAGCTGCTGTCTGATCGGCTTACAGATAAGCGCAAATTTGTTAATTCCATCTTGGCAGCATTCGGCGCGGTTCTGCCCCAGGACACCATGGAGGCAGCCAAGCGAGACCGGCTCATTGACGGCATTCCGCAGGACGCCCGGTTGGAATACATACAAAAGACCTTTGACGAAAACTCCATGAAGGTGCTGGACGATACCTTGGTATCGGATATTCACAAGATGACCCTAACCCCGGATATGACAGACCAGGCCTTTGCCGGTAATGCCAGCGGCGTGGCGTTAAAGCTCAAGCTGCTTGCCCTGCACCTGCTGGTGAAAAGCAAGATGAGCGCCATGGAGGCGGGGCTGAAAAAGCGCTGGACCTTATACAACAACTGGCTGGCCCATAACGGTATAGACCCGGTGTCCGTAGATGATGTGGATATGGTGTTTACTGTGGCCCTGCCCATTGATGAGGCGCAGATCGTGCAGATGGTGTGCACCTTGAAGAATGCCGGACTGGTTGACGATCAGACGCTGCTGTCCCTGCTATGGTTCGTTAAGGACCCGGCGGAAGCTGTGGAGAACATGAAACAGCAAAAGCAGGAGAACCAGCAGCAATATATGGACAGCTTTGCCGCCAAGGCGGAGGACAAAGCTGATGAAAAGGGACAGTCGGCAGATCAGGAACAGCAAGACAAAGAAAAGGACGCTTAATCTATGAAGGCAGCAGAGTATTGGAAAAGGCGAACGGTTGACCTGGAGCACCTGCTGCAAGCGCGCACCACCGCTACGATGGTGGAGGTCAACCGTATGTACGCCCAGGGTGTAGAGCAGCTCAACGAGCAAATTGAGCGTATTCTCCGCCGGTATGTTAAAAACGGTCAGATCAGCCAGGCTTATGCCTTGCAGCTGCTCAGCGCAGGCCAAACCGCACAGGAGCGCCAGCGCCTGCTGGAACAGCTGCAGAAGACCAAGGAGCCACAGGCACGGCGGGAGTTGATCGCTATGCTGGACGCACCGGCCTATGCGGACCGTATCAGCCGTTTGCAGGCTTTACAGAACGCTATTCGTGCGGAAGCCGTAGCCATGGGCGTGCGGGAGGAACGGCTGGCGAAAGCGCGACTGACAGATACACTCAAACAAGCATACTACCGCACTATATTTAACGACCAAAAGCGCAATGGTCTATATGACTTTCGCTTGATCAGTGACCGCCGTGTACAGGCCGCACTTACCCATAAGTGGAGCGGCAAAAACTATTCCGATCGTGTGTGGAAGAACAACGCCGCCTTTTGCAAGCGCTTGCAGCGCACGATTGAAGTGGGTTGTATGACGGGTATGACCCTGCACGATATGGAGGAGCGGCTGCTGGAGGACTGCATAGGTGCAGACAGCGACAGCGGGCAACGCTATTGTGCCAGCCGCCTGATCCGTACAGAGGTCAATCACTTCTCCAATCAGGGCTTTTTAGAGGGCTATAAAGCAGCGGGCATTATCCGGTATCGGTTTATGGCTACTTTGGATTTGCGCACCTCCGCCGTCTGCCGCCAGCTGGACGGCAAGACCTTTTTGGTGGAAGAGGCAAAAGCAGGCGAGAACCTGCCGCCTATGCACCCTTTCTGCCGCAGTATTACCGTGCCGGTGACCAATAACCGCACAGGCACCCGCTGGGCCAGGGATCCGGTAACCGGCAAGTCCATGACCGTACCGGCAGATATGACCTACGCCCAGTGGTATGAGAAGTATGTGGAGAAAAATGGCGGCGTTATTCGTGGCGCAAGAGGCGTAGACAAACCGGCCGTGGAGAAACAGGCGGAAGCTGTATATCTTGGCCAAATCAATCCGCAGTCTGAGCAGGAACGCAATGCCTATGTGGATCGGTTTATTACACAGTACGAGCGTGCCGACGAGGAGCACATGCTGGTCATTGACCGCACCGGCAAAGTGTATTCCGTTACCAGTCACCAGCCGGATTATATCGACTTAACCGGCGTTGACATTTCCATGAAAGGCAGTTACAATATACATAATCACCCGGCGGATCAAACGCAGTTTTCATTCAGCGATGACGCAGATATTCCAAACATGATTGCCGACGGCACCGGCGTGATGGAAGCCTTTGACCATAAATACCGCTACCGTTTGGAGCAGATGGACGGTGTGACGCTGGAAGAGTGGGAAGAGGCAAAAGAACAGGCGAAAGACGAAGTAACCCATGTGATGGACGCTCGTGGCCTAAGTTTTTCTGAATATGAAGAAAATGCCAAACACATACTAATAGAAGGAGCTTGCCGTGTTTTAGGAAAAGGAGTGTACACCCGATGGAAAAGATAGATCTTGAACGGTCGAAAAAAGAGGAGCTTTCAGCTCTCGGCAAGTATTATTCGCAGCGTAGTGAAGCAATTCTCAAGGAGTGGAGAAACACATTCCCGGAAGGAAGCCGTTATAGACACTGCAACACGCCGGAAATGAAAGCTTTAGAAGCCGAACTGAAACGCCGATATTTTGAGATACAAGAGAAGTATAAGACGCTCCGAGAGAAACAAGAAAAGCAATAAATAACCCAAAGTGAGCAGAGCTGCTATGCAGCCCTGCTCTTTTTATACCCATTTACAGGCAATGCCTGTGGGAATATATCATTTAACGAACCGGCAGCGTACGGTTTGGGAAAGGAGTCAGCAATGACAAAACAGTATGCCGAGATGGAAAACAGCAGAGAACAGAGCCGGGTGTGCGCACGCCTGCCGCTGAACCTCCAGCTGTTTGCCGAAGATACCGGCGAAAATGGAGCAGACACCAACGCAGAGGGGGCAGCGGGCGACACCGACGCCAACTCCGATGGGGGCAACACCACTCCGACTTTTGACGAACTGCTGAAAGACAAAAAATTCCAAAGTGAATTTGACAGCAGGGTCAGTAAGGCGCTTGCCACGGCCAGAGCCAAGTGGGAAGAAAGCGCCAAAGAGCAGGCGGACGAAGCCAAAAAGCTCTCCAGTATGAACAAAGAGGAGCGAGAGCGGTATAACCTGGCCAAGGATCGCCAGGCATTTGAACAGGAAAAGGCAGCCTTTGCCAAGAAGCAGCTGGAAACGGCTGTTGCGGCTGAGCTGCTCCAGCGTAAGCTGCCTGCGCAGTTTGCCGCATTCCTGACCGGGAATGACGCCACCACCTCGCAAAAGAACCTGGAGGCTTTTGACGCCGCATTTCAAGAGGCAGTACAGGCCGCCACAACCGCCAACCTGCGGGGCAAGGACTTGCCGCCGGCGGGTAAGGAAGCAGCGGGCGACAATGTACCGCCCACAGACTTCCGCGCCTATGAGGCGTGGAGAAAACAGAACGGCTAATAGGAGGAATAAGAAATGCCGAATACGATTTTAACACCCAATGTCATTGCCAATGAGGCACTGATGGTACTGAAAAACAACCTGGTGATGGCCAACCTTGTGCACCGGGACTATGAAAAAGAATTTGTTAAGGTTGGCGATACGGTAACCGCACGCCGTCCCAGCAAGTTTGTAGCCAAGAACTTTACCGGCGCTGTGGATCCCCAGGATCTGAACGAGGGCGGTGTACCCGTGAAGATGGACCGGCTGCGCGATGTGACTGTGCAGATCACTTCTAAGGAAATGTCCTTGGATCTGCGCGACTTCTCTGCTCAGGTGATCGAACCGGCCATGACCGCCATCGCCAGCGCGGTGGACGCAGATGTATTGGCGACTGCCGTAGAGGGCGCCGGTCGCACCGTGACCGCTTCCGGAGAGAGCGCAACCAAGCCCATTAAGGATATTGCCAAGGTAGGCAGCTATCTGGACTTTGCCGGTGTGCCGGTTCAGAACCGCCGCCTGGTACTGAACCCCTCGCACAAGGTGCTGTATGCTACGGACGACAACCTGTCCAAGGTGTCCTATGCCGGTGACGGCAACGCCCTGCGGGACGCAGAACTGGGCAAGGTGTACACCATGGACACCTACATGAGCCAGAACGCACCGTATCCCTACGGTTATCTGGACAATGCCGTTGGTACTGCCAAGACTTATAAGGTCAGTGGTACTGCCGGTGAGAGCAAGGTGGCGCTGTCTTCCGTGACCGCAGCCTCTGCGACCGTGAAGAAGGGCGACTGCTTTATTGTGGACGGCTATGTGTACCATTTTGCCGCAGACGCTACGGCTGCCAGCGGCGCGGTGGCCGAGGTGGCTATTGACCAGCCCTTGCACGCTACACTGTCTGGAAAGGACGCCACTGTGATCTCTGCGCCTACATCAGTAGGGTTCCACCGCAACGGCGTGGCACTGGTGACCCGTCCTATGGATCTGCCGATGGGTAACAAGAACGCCTATGTGGCTTCTGCGGACGGCCTGGGTGTGCGTGTGGTCTTTGACTACGACAGCACCCACAAGATCGACACCGTGTCCTTTGATATTCTGTACGGCGTGACCACGCTGGACAAGAATATGATCGTCAAGGTGCAGGGCTAAGCCCGGGGAGGTACAAATGGAAAAGGTAACCGTTGTACAGGGCAAGACCCAAGTGGTCATTGATCGGAGTTGTCTGCCGGCTTATTTGAATGCCGGTTGGCAGCTGCAAGAAAAAGAGGATGCAAAAAAGGGCGCCAAATAAGGTGCCTTTTCTTATGGGGTGATATGTTTTGACTGATGAGATGAAAAGTAAGGCCCTGCGGCTGCTGCGGGCCGCTGCCGGGCGTTACGACAAGATATGCGAGGCCTGGTACGCACACGCCGGTGAGGAGCTGGATTTACAGCTGCTTTTGGATATGGCAGAGGACGATTGCCTGACCTATTTGGGCACGCAAGAGCTGCCGCCGGTGGTAACGGCCACCACACTGGCCAAACTGGCTTTTGTGCACCTGAACTGCTTTATACAGGATCGGGATTACGGTGTAAAGAGTGCGTCCTATACAGAGGGCAGCGTATCTATGAGCGAGACCTATACCACCCCTGCGGAGCAGGAGACAGCCATTGCCGACCTGCTCCAGCCGTACAACAGATACAGGGAGGTGCACACCGGTGAAAGCAAAAACGCCTAAGTCGTGGACTGTAAAATCACGGATTTTCTCCGCACAGACGATCAGAGACAGTGCTTACGACTTTGAGCAGAACACATACAGTGCTACACCTGTCGTTTTGTATTTGTGCTGGCAGCCGGTATCTGCTTCTGCCCCTATTGAGGAGCGGGGGCGGGTGCTGTCTGCCGGGTATCAAGCCGTGTTGTATGACCCCGTGGGCGTGCGGCCCGGCGACCTGGTACAGGCGGATGGTATAGGTTGGCTGGAGGTGGAGACCGTACAGCGGTTCCTGCATTATCGTTTGTTGACAGCGAATGCCACAGAGAGGAGAGCACCCGGTGGAAACGAACATTGAGATTGAAAAGCTGAGTGCCTATGCCAAGACACTGCAACGCACCGCAGATCATCTGCTGGACAATTTGGAGCGGCAGATGTTGCAGGACGCAGAGAATATGGCCGGCCGTCAGCGCAGCAACTGCCCGGAGGACACCGGACTGCTGCGGGAGTCCATCGCCGCCTTTTGCGAGCGTGACGGTGATCAGGTGACCGCAGGCAGCCGTACCAATATGCAGTATGCGGCCTATGTGGAATTCGGAACCGGGCCTGTGGGTGACGAAAAGGGTACACCGCTGGACAGTGAGCTGGGTATTGTGCGCAAGCACGAGCCTTGGACTGCGTATATACCAGGTTACGGATTTCGTAGGTTGAAAGGCCGCTTGCCGGCGCTCTTTATGTATAACGGCATGCAGGAAATGCAGCCGGTGATTGCAGAGCATTATGGCACAGCTATACAGGAGGCGATCAAGTGAAAAACTACCGTGCAGTGATCCGGGATACCTTAAAATCCGTACAGTCGGACATTCCCTATGACATTAAGATGGCATTTCCGGAGAGCAAACCGGCAGGTAACCTGATCACATTTTATGAGATTACTAATACAGGCACGGAACTGGCGTGCGTAGATGTGATCGCCTATCAGGTGGATCTGTGGTTTATGACCTTGCCGGACCTGTTGGAATTGACGGAAAAGGTAGACGAGGCTTTGACCTCGCTGGGCCTGATCCGGCAATTTGCGTCCTCGGACGCACTGTTACATGACCCCAGCGGTTATTTGCGCAAATCATTGCGTTACGGCCGTCGGGTTGATACAAGAACCAATCGACTGATAGATTAAGGAGGATTTTATATGAACGAAACAAAGCCGGAACGCGGTCTTGCGTCCAAAGGCATTGAGGTATATCCCAACTATACCGGCCCCACAGCCAAGTGCCTGAACTACGCCACCCAAATCGGCGATCTGACCAAGGGCGAACGGGAAGAACTGGACGCCACTTGCTATGACGATGATGTGGAACACAGCATTACCGGTATTCGCAAGAAAGCAGACGCCTTTGATGTGACTTTTCTGTACAACGCAAAGGACGCCACATCGGATTATCGGGTGCTGGCAGCTTTGGAGGACGCCGGTGTGTCCGTACCCATTATGGTTAAGCTGCCTGACGGCACCAAGTTTAACAACTCTGGTGTGCCCAGCCTGAAGATTAAGGGACCGGGCGTAAACAGCCTGATGGAGGCTACTGTCTCTTACAAGCTGGACGGCGACTGGAGCAGAGAGTTCCCCGCCGCGTAAATCGACTATTCGGGAGGCGGGCGACTGCCTCCCCACTTTTTAGGAGGAAATGACAATGAACGAATCCCATATTGTAACCAGAACATACGATTTGCAGCTGAATGGCGGCAAGACTGTGCACCTGCGTTTGACTGTAGCTGCTCAGCTGCGACTGAAAAATAAATTCAACGAGGACGCCCTGGATGTGATCCTCAGCGCTTCCAGTGATCCGGAGCGGCTCCTGGCTGTACTGGATGAGGCCCTGCATTTTAACGATGATCCCAACGGCGATCTGACCGGTGAGGCGTTGTATGACGCGCTGGTGGACAGCGGCGTCAGCGGTATGGACGCATTCTCCAACATTCTCTTCAAGCTGGCCCATGTATCCGGTCTGTTGAGTGACACCCAGGCGGAAAAGCTGTCCTCCGGTATTGGCAAAATGCTCAATGCTGCTTTTGATGGCATGGAGCAGACGGCAGAAAGCGAGGAACAGCCCGCCTCCTTTCCAGGGTAAGTATTGCACCTTGGATGATATGATTTTAGAAGCCAATGCTTGCGGCCTGGCTTTTCCGGTCATTCTTGCAATGACTTACGGTGAATTAAAGCGATATATCCTGTTCCATCGTGACCGGGAGCGCATACAGTATCAAAATCTGTCACAAATAGCTTATATCCAGGCTGGTGTGATCGCCGCTGCGGTTGCCGGGGAGGATGTGGGCGCAGTGTATGACCTTTTCCCCTATTGGACAGAGAATGATGTGCTGGATATTCAAGCGGCCAAAGCAATGGCCTACTTTGATCAGTTTTAACGATTGAAAAACAAGAAAAGGAGGTGATTTTGTGGATCAGGAATTGGTAACACGATTTACTGCGGATATTAGCCAGTACAAAAAGAGCATGGCCTCTCTCCAAGCCGAGCTGAAGCAGCTGTCCGGCGTGACGGATAAAATTAAGACGGTGACTGCCAAGGCAATGTCTTCCGCCTCTTCTGATACAAGGAAGATGGGAAAGCAGGTGGATACGCTTATTAAGAGCCAAGAGCGCAATGTGCAGGCCGCTATGAGCAGTGCTGCGAAAATATCCGAGTATACGGCAAAAGCCAGACAGCTGAAAGATCAGCTGCACAGCCAGGACGAAACATACAAGCAGTTGTCCAGCCGCTTAAAAGAGGTAACAGCCACTTACCGGGCACAGCAGGAGTTTTTGAAGTCCTATAAGAACGGCATCGCCGGTGTAAGCAGTCAGTATCAGGAGATGGTAGACTGGATCCACAAAATGGAAACAGCGTCGACCAGCGGCATGACGATCAATCAGATTGAACAGCAGCGGGCGGCTATCAATCGTATAAAGAACGATTTAGAAGTCTTTGATAGCGAGCTGAAAGAGGTTGGCCTGAATCCGAATAATTTAAAAACGGATACGCTGGACAAGCTGAAAAATGAAATCCGCAAAACCTCTTCGCAGATTCTCAAAGCGAAGAGTGTAATGGCACAGACCACGGGACAGATCAACAAAACCAATGCGGATATAGCAACGGAAAGCAACCGCTTTTCCAACTTGAAATCGTCCATATCCAGAAACGCGCCGGCACTTAAGAGCATGAGCAAGCAGCTTAAGCAAACCGGCGATGTTTCTGCTGCCGGAAAGTTGAAAAAAGGCTTTTCCGGCTTAAAGGGCGTTTTCGGCAATATTGGGTCTGCAGCGGGCGCTGCCTTTGGCAAGGTGCATAGTCACCTGAAAAATATGCGTGCTTCTTCCGGTACGGCCAGCAAGTCCCTGTTGAATGTGGTCAAGTCTATCCGCCGTATAGGTGTGGTATCGTTGGGGCTGAAAGTGTGTAAAAACATTTTCGGCGAGCTGCGCTCGGTGATCACCGGATATTTAAGTCAGAACGAGGCTCTGAATAACCGTGTAGAAGCCTTGAAAAATGCTTTTGCAAATGCTTTGGCACCGGCCATCAATGTGGTTGTGGGGCTGTTTGAAAAGCTCATGCCCTATGCCATGAGTGTGGCTAATGCCATCAGCGGCTTGCTTTCCTCTGTGGGGATCGCTTCGCAAGTAAATGCCACAGCCACCGCTGTGGGCAAGACCACAAAAGAGACGAAAAAGCTGTCTCAAGCGCAGAAAGAACTGTACGGATTTGACCAAATCACTAAGGTTAGTGATGATCAGCAAGACAGTAGTTCGTCCGGTGCGTCTACAGCCAATACGCCGGCAGCGTCCGACAAGTTCTCCGCTTATTTGGAGAAAATCAAGAACCTGTGGAAAAGCTGCGACTTTGAGGGAATCGGCGAACAAATCGCCGGTTCTTGTAATAAGATTATTAGCAAGATCAATGCACTGGACTGGAAAGGCATACAGGACAAAGTCAACGGCGCTGTCAGCGGTATTGCCAAGAGCCTAAACGGCTTCATCCGTGACTTCGACTGGGAGGGTGCCGGACAAATTGTTGGTAACGGTGTGAACACCGTCTTTGATGCACTGGACACCTTCCTGACCACATTCGATTTTGCAGCTCTTGGCGCAGGCTTTGCTAAAAACCTGAACGGTATATTCAACACCATTGACTGGGGACAGGTGGCAAAGACTCTGTCCGATGCAATCAGCGGTGTATTCAAGGCCATTGCAGGCTTTCTGGAAAATTTGGACTGGCGAGGGCTGGCTACGGCGCTGGAAAACTTCATAGGCGGTATTGATTTTGGTGGAATGGCAAGCGCTCTGTTTGAATCGCTTGGTGCAGCTTTAGGCGGCCTGTGTGCATTCCTGGGACAGCTTATCTCTGACGCTGTGTCCGGTATACAGTCCTATTTTGGCGACAAGATCAAAGAAGCCGGCGGCAATGTGGCCCAGGGCATTTGGGACGGCATCATTGACGGCATTGGAGATGCATGGAAGTGGGTTAAGGAACACATTTTCCAACCGTTTATCAATGGTTTCCAAAAAGCGTTTGAGATCAAATCGCCGTCTAAGGTTATGAAAAAGCAGGGCGGCTTTATTTCCCAAGGTCTGTTTGACGGTATCGGCGATCTGTGGAAAAAGGTCAGCCAAAAATTCAAAGGATTTAAGGACGGCGTTGTTAATTTCTTTACCGGGAAAAATGGCGTTGTATCAAAAGTCACCGGCCTTGGCGGTAAGATCGTGACCGGCTTAAAGAACGGCCTGAAGAATTTGAAAGCCACCTTTACCAATGCGTTCAAAGGCCCCTTAAACGGTGTGATCAAACTGGTCAACAATATGGTTGGCAAGATCAATGACAAGCTGCTGATTAGCGTTGGCAGCACACTGTCTAATGTGCTCAGCGCCCTGGGCGTGAGCGTGACCAACGGCCAGTACCAGTTGTTTTCTATACCCACTATCCCAGAGCTGGAAAAGGGCGGCGTGCTGAAAAAAGGCCAGGTCGGTCTGCTGGAAGGTAAAGGCGCCGAGGCTGTTGTGCCTTTGGAGCGAAACACCCAGTGGATCAGCAAGGTAGCCGCAATGATGGTGCAAATGCTGGGTAGCAGCGGGCAGGCGGTCAATGTAACGATCCCAGTATATGTGGGCGGTAAGCATTTAAGCACGGTGGTGCTGGACGATGTGAACCAAACAGAAAAGAAAGGCCGTGACCCGGTTACGGCCACAGCGTAAGGAGGGACGGTATGCCACTATATATTGACGGCACAAAAATGCCAAACCCATCATTCAATGCCATATCCTGTTCAGATGAAAAGGTGTGGTCCTCTAACACGGGCCGCTCCAAGTCGGCTTATATGAACGGCAGTATCGTTCAGGTCAAAAAAACAAGGCAGTTGTCCTTTCCGCCCTTGACCCGGGCGGAATTGGACAAGCTAAACGGCGTGATCAACAATGCGAGTAAGCCCTGGCATTCCATTAAACTGGAGGATACTTCCGGGAATACGGTGTTTTCGTTCAACTGCTACTTTGGTACGCCCAGTTGGACAGCCTATTCCGGTGCCAGGGATTGCCGGTATTTCATCAACTACAAAGTAGATGCCATCGAGCGCTAAAGGAGTATTTTATGTACAAGACAAGCACAGCTTTTAACCAGGCCATCAAAAACGGGGAACGGATCTATGTGAAGGTTAAATGTGGCAATTTCATTTTTGGCTACAACGATGAGACGGATCCTACAAGCCCAAATGAGCAAAATAACATTATGGAGCTGAATATTGACCGCAGTATCAGCCATGACGATTACGCGCTGGCAAAGTCCTACGCTTGTGGGTGTAACTGCGTTCTGTGGGCTGTGCCCGCCGGTGCCGTGCTTCGCGGGCAGAAAACCGTGGTGTACTTTGGCTGTATGGTCAACGGTGCAGTGGAGTGGGTGCCAATGGGCGTGTTTTATCCGGAAAAGGTCACTCGGTCCGGCGAATGTACCACTTTGGAAATGTACGACCACATGTATGATCTTTCTATGCCGTATTCTGCCGCCATCAGCGGTCAGCAGACCCCTTTGGCAATCTTAAAAGACCTGGCACGCCAGGGTAACTTTGAGTTGGCTGCCGGCGTGGAGAGCAAGGTCTCCGGCTTTGGCACGGTAGATGTTTCTTTGCTCTGCGGTACGGAAACAGATGAGGATGGCAAGCAGCAGGTCACTGCCTATAATGTGAATGATGCCATCGGTTATGTGGCTGGGTTCTGCGGCTGTGCTGCCGTCTTTGATCGAGAAGGCAAGTTGCGAGTAGATACTTTCGCCCAGGTATATGATGGTACGGCAGAATACGCGGTGACAGATGACACGGTCACAGAGGTTTCACTGGCAGAGACGGACAAAACCTACCTGGGGATCAGTTGCAACAATGGGAATAAGAATATTCTTGCACCAGATAGTCTGTCGGTCAACAGCGAGGTGCTGTATTTCGACAACCCACTGATCACCACCCAGGCCCAAGCGGAAAAAGTATTTGGTGCTGTATCTGATATGATCTACATAGATGATGGCGACCAGGGTGAGACTGTATTTGACCTGGGCATACAGTACCGACCGGGAAGTATGACATTGCTCACGGCCAATCCGGCGTTGGATAGTTTCGATGTGATCACTTACCGGGACGATACCGGCGATCACCATATCCCCTTGATGGGTGTGGAGTATGATTATGATGGCTCCGTCACTATGGATGTGGTCGCCCATGCCCGTTCAGAACAGGAGGGCAGCTCTGCCGGAAGCATTCTATCCCGCATGATCTCTAAGGCTATGCAGCAGGTCACAGCGCCGTTGGCGCAGCGCATTCAGGACGCCACGGATTCTATCACGAACGCAGTTGGTGGTTACGCTGCTTTGATCGACCGGGACGGCGATGGTGTGTCAGACGCGCTTTATATCGGAGAGTACCCGGCAGCGGAGGGCAAGACAAAAGGACGCTGCCTGCTGCTGAATAAGAACGGCATGGCTGTTTCTACCACCGGATTGCAAGGCCCCTTTAAGGACTTTGCGGTGTACTACAACAAAAAAACCAACCAGTATTACCTGAATGCTACGGACATTTCAGCCGGTAGACTCTCCGGTATTGAGATCCTTGCGGATAAAGGCACGATCGCCGGGTGGAACATCACCGACCGAGAACTGTATGCGGATTTGGGTAGTTATCGTGCATACATTCAAAAGCCAACTACCAAAGGCTCTTGGGTGTTTTCTGCACAAAAAAAGAACAGCAACGGTTCATATACTGGTACATGGTATGTAACGATGGGCGGCGATATGGTATGCAATGGTTCGGTAGATGTAAGCGGGGCCCTATCGGTGGAAGGGAAAACCAAATTTGATGCCGATGTACAATTCTACAAAAAAATATATGATCTTGCCGGATATGAAATCATTAATGCTGCATCTGGTGGTAACAGCCTTGTAATTGGATACGGTCAGTATGAGCACGGAGCCAAAACATATTTAGAAGGCGGAGATATTTGCTTAAGAATGCAGCAGAATGGCAACTTGTGTATACAAGCGGGATCGAAAGATTCGGTTGAAACCAGATTTGTACTGTCTAAAGTGAGTTGGACGCTTAGCGGAAGCACTGCGTACCGTGATACGATTGAATCAAAAGGCGGGTTTGTGCTTAGTGCGAATGGTGGCGATAATGTTTTATACCTTGTCGGGAAGAGTATATGGATTGATAACGCCACGACAATCAGAGGCAAACTGACGGTACAAGACGATATTAGACTGAGTTTTAAATCTTCAAGCGGAACCATTCCACTGGTTGTAAACACAAGCGGCGTTATTACAACCGCAAACTCATCAAAACGATACAAAGAGAATATCAAACCGGTAGAAGACGCTGTGCTGGATCCAAACGGTCTTTACGATGTACAGGTGTGCCAGTACAATTACAAGCCAGAATACAAGGACAACGAATTGGTCAGCGGGACGCAGATCGGCGTTATTGCAGAGGATCTGGACAAGCATTACCCCAACGCAGTGATCTATGACAGTGAAGGGAGACCTGAAAGCTGGCAAGATCGTATCATGATACCGGCAATGCTTAAGTTGATCCAAGATCAAAAGAAGCAACTGGACGCTTTGCAAGCCGAAGTGGACGCGCTGAAAGCAAAATTGCAATAAACAGCAAAGCGGCTGCTCCGCACTGGAACAGCCGCTTTAGAGTTATTAGTCAATATATATTCTTGGAGTGGATTTATCGCCCTTTTTGAAATAGAAATGCCTGCCGCTTTCATCGACATATATTTCTTCTAACGGATCGTCTCGAGAAGAAGCTGTGTCCCAGTAATATCCATCGTCAGAAGGTATGGGATCAAAGTGCGCGTCAGCAGGACGCTTCGGCACCGTTGATTCGGTTGTTTCTCTTATTGCGGCTGGGGCTACTGTGCCATTCCTTTCGGTGCGATACACTACTTGCGGTTGCGTGGTAGTATGCTTCTTCTTTTTCTTCTTAGTGGTTGTGGGCTTTGTAGTTGTTGTGGTTGCGGTCGCCTCTGTGGCTGCCGGTTCTGTAGTGGTCTCTGTGGGCTGTGTAGTAACACCAGCCAGTGCACTGGATACAGCGTGATCTACCAGACTGGCTGTCTCCTGATCATGCACTCGATCATAGTGCACCCACACACCGATACCGACCCCCACCGCCATTACAACGGTCACAACAAGGATCCACACTTTGGCCTTAGACTTCATCTCCATCTCTCCTTTCACTCCCCACCATACCACACTTCCCCGCAGATTGCAAGAAAACAGGAGGTGATTCCCATGTAAAATACAAATTGCAGTCAACTGCAAACGGCGGCTTAGGCACGCTGTTTTTTTATGTCAAAAAGGAGGATTTTATGCAGACATTAAATATTAAGGTCACCCAGCAGGCGGTGATCTTACAAAACAAAGATCCGGTGACAGCTGAGAATGTCAATCAGATTCGCTGTGTGGTAGAGCTGGACCCGGCATACGCCGATCTGGTCGTGCGGGTGTGCATGAACGGCCAGTTTGCCACTGTGGTGGATGGACAGTGTTTCGCCCCGCCGCTGCAAGAGGGAATGTGCCGCCTGGGCGTTTACGGCTATGCTGTGGATGGCAAGCAGTTGGTGCAGCGTATAAGCCCGGAGCCGTGCGTATTTTATGTGCGCCCGGGTTCTTATGACGCGGCGGCTATGGAGGCAGACACGCCTGATCCAACGGAGTTGGAGTCTTATTATGCCAAGGTGCAGGCACTGCTCAAGGATATTGGTAAGGGTGTGAATGGCACCACTTATACGCCCAGCGTGTCCGCAGCGGGCGAGATCAGCTGGACCAATGACGGCGGGAAGGACAACCCGGAACCGGTGAACATTAAAGGCCCAAAGGGTGACACGGGTCCCCAGGGCGCTCCTGGTAAAGATGGAGAGCGAGGACCGCAGGGCGAACCGGGAAAAGATGGTGCAGCGGGCCCACAGGGTCCCCAAGGGGAGCCGGGCGCAGAGGGCCCGCAAGGCCCACAAGGTGAGCAAGGCCCCCAGGGCGAACAAGGGCCAAAGGGCGATCCTGGACCGGCAGGCGCTGATGGCAAGGACTATGTGCTGACGGACACGGACAAGGCCAATATTGCCGCCAAGGTGGAGATCCCGGATAGCTCTGTGACTACGAACAAGCTGGCAGACGGTGCCGTTACCGGCGATAAGATCGAGTCCCTGTCTGTGGAGGGCAAGCATATTAAGCCGCGTGCAATAACCGGCATGCGGCTGGCTCTAAAAACGGTCACAGAGAACCTGTTAAGTGATGAGTTGCAAGCCAAACTTACCAGCTGGGTGGGCACTCTGGCGCAAGCGGCGAACGATGCGGTCACCTTACACGAATGGTGGAACATCTCTGAGTTCTGCCCCTATGTGCTGAATGTGGATTATGACACCCAGGGCACCATTACATTGCACGCTGACGATGCTAAGAGCGGCGATCATGCCTTGACCTTGCGCAGCGGGGCGCTGGTGTCTTTCTTTGAAGAGGATGGCGTGGAGTGTGCCACAGTCACACAATCTGATTTTGGCCTGGCCATCTTACGCAGAGCGACAGACGGCAGTGGGACGGTTACCCTGCCGACTGCGGGCGACACCGGCTCCGTTGAGACCTGGGAGCCTGTGTTTTCCAAGACATTTGACGCCGATACAACGGACAAGCAAAACTGGATTTTGTCTAAGCCGTGCAGAAAAATTAAGTTGCGCATGGTTAGCGTTGGAACTACTACCAATAGTAGTGCCGGAGACCAAACTGTATATTTGAATTCGTACACATCTGAGACTTACATACCCAATGCGTTTCGTTTCGATGTTGCAAAAGATAAGGGAAGCTTCGTTGTTGCAGAGGTTGAATTGACTGCTGACATGGTGCGTGTAATGCAAAACAAATCAGATAAGTCAAGTGGCTTCAACCCAGCTGATGTCATGGAAAAAGGCTGTATATGGCTTAGTAACAAGGTTAACTTCAACATATTCAAGGATGTGGAGGCTCACGGTGCGATTAAGTCGTTAGCTTTCCCAACCAATGGACGAACAATTGGTGCAGGCACGCAAGTTGAAATATTGGGGGTGGCAAAATGAATGTGGAGACAGAAAGCCGCATTGCGTTTTTGAAGTCCGAGCTGGCGGAGACGGATTACCTCTGTCTGAAGTACACGGACGGTGCGCTGTCCGAAGATGAATATGCGCCGATCCGCCGGCAGCGGGCTGCGTACCGGGCAGAGATCAACGCCTTGCAAGGGGGTGAGACCGATGTATAGCGCATTCGTCACGGCCGCCCTGACCGCTGCCGTGTCAACGGTGGTGGGCAGCGCCGTGTCCGCTGTGATTGCTTCATTGATTGCAAGAAAAAAGAGCAAAAAAGCAATTGACGAAGTCACCACAGCCCGGTACATAGCCATCGAAAACGGCTTGCAGTCCATTTTGCGCGCCGAGATCATACGGCAGCACGACAAGCACACAGAGCGGGGCTACTGCCCCCTGTACGCCAAGGAAGCCATGGTCAAGGTGTATGACGCATACCACGCCCTGGGCGGCAATGGTATGATGACCAGATTTTATAATGAGATTATTGCGCTCCCGGAGGAGCCACAACAAAAGGAGGACTAAAAAATGAAAGTAACCGCAGGAACAATCGCAAGAACCGTCGTGTTGGCGGTATCTCTGCTGAATGTACTCTTGAATGCCTTTGGCAAGAACCCTTTGCCGTTCAGTGACGATGAGGTGTACACCGCTGTGTCAACAGTGGTAGCCGTGGTGGCTTCCCTTGCCGCCTGGTGGAAGAACAACAGCTTCACCAAGGCTGCACTAAAGGCGGACGAAACCCTTGCGCTGGAGCGGTCAGAGAACGCAGAAAGCGAGGCGGTCAGTCATGAGTAAGCTGTACTATTGCAGACAGACCACGGAAAAATGCAAGTCTATCCGTTATCCCAGCAAATCCCACCCCTATAAATACGGCACTTCCGGCTGTATCTATACCAGTGGTTGCGGAGTGTGCGCCAGTCTTATGGTGCTCCATAACTTCGGCTTTACCGGCTTAGACACAGCAGCCTGGACACAGAAGTGCCTACTGATGGGCGCACGGTCCGCAGACGGCACAGATATGGACAAGGTGGCTGCATACCTGGAAAAGCACTACTCCATTGTGAGCAAGCGGGTCAAAACGGCAACCGAGCTGAAAAAGCACCTGAAAAGCGGGGGCAAAGCCATTGTGTGCGTATCCGGTGGCGGCAAGCAACTGTTCTCCAATGGCGGCCATTATGTATATGTAGGTGGCCTGGACAAGGCCGGTAACCTGATCGTGCTGGATCCCTACTGGTACGACGGTAAGTTTACCTTGACGGCCAACCGCCGGAAGTACACAAAGGTCAAGAATGGCCGGGAGGTGTATGTGCAGCCTGCGGCGCTTGCCTCTGATTTGAGCGGCATTTGGCTGTTCACCAACGCCAAAGGCGGCAAGGCGGTGTATGCGGAAAGCGATGTCAACTACAAAAAGGCGGCGCCCAAGGCACCGACGGTTAAGCCGGGTACATACATCACCACCGCAGTGCGTGGGATTTACAAAGGCGCAGGTGCTGCCACCGGCAGAAAAAAGGTTAAGGATCTGACCACGGACGGCCGGCGCCACGCAACCAGCAGCAAGTCAAAAGCAGACGCTATGTTTCGGGCAGGCACCACCATTACCGTGCTGGAGACCAAGCTGCTCCGTACCGGCAACCTGTGGGCGCGCTGCCCCTCCGGCTGGCTGTGTGTATGGGAAAAGGATATTGACCGTAAATTCATCAAGTAAAGCAAAAAGCCCACCGTTATCCGGTGGGCTTTTTGTGCTGTTCATGGATTAGTTATTGGCTTCCGGCAGATACTTGGCATCTTCCGGAAACAGTTGGTACACATCGACAATGGGCAATGTCAAGGGAGCGATCATTGCGCTGGACAAAGTATTAGAGATGGTCGCTCTCATGTACGGAAACAAGGTCTGCACACCCTGAAAGCGAAGAAAGCGCTCAATTTGTTCCTGATCGTCTGTATCCAAATGCTGCAAATCAAAAATGGCTGTCATAGTGACGGATAAATCTATCGGAAAAGGATGTTCTTCGGTGTTCTCAAAAGAGATGGTTAATTTTGTGAAATAGTTGCTGCTGTTTTCAATATGGCCTGTCTGTCTGTTGATGTTTGGGCTAACATCAAAATTTCCATCCATGTCATGATTGATAATCTTTACTTCATTAGTGACGATTCTAAAATTTGCTAATTGGTTCATTGAATCTACCTTTCTGAAACTCAGCACGCCGATTGCCTGCTGAGTGATACATTAAATGGCACACTGAACAGTTTGTTCTTGGAAACGCGATATTGGCCATCATTTTTTCGTGCGCTATAGTTAGTATGAAGTCGTAAGGAATTGTTAATAGATAGCGATAAATTGAGCGCTTTTGCAACAGTTATCAGCGTGTCCAATCTTGGCATTGCTTGCATTTTTTCCATTCGTGCAATTGCCGATTGCGTAAGACCGCATTTCGCTGCCAGCTCTTTTTGGGTTAGCCCGCCATCTACGCGAGCAACAACCAATTGGCGGATGACAGATGAGCAATCCTCCATAACTTCAAGTTCTCGTCTGGTCTCGGGGCTCTCGTTTTTTAGTTCTTCCCAAAATTCATCGAAAGTCTTTTCCTTCATGGTTCTTCCTCCTTATGTAGTCATTGTATTCGTTCTCGGCTCTTTTAATCTCTTGAGAGGGCGTTTTTTGCGTTTTCTTTTCGAAAGCATGGAGTAATACAAACGCTCCGTCATCATCGCAAAAGAAAAAGAAAATGCGGTTGTTGCCAGGTCGTAATTCGAAAATTTTTGGGTTGGATCCTTTAATTTGCTTTATAGAATTGCGAATGTAACGGCTCATTTCAAACCCGTAGGTCTCTAAATATTTTTCATAATGCAGAATTCTGTTGACTTCGCTTTTCTTATTTTCGGTACACAAACGGTGTATGTGTTTTTCAATTGGGCAATTACCGCTTTTGGTGCGATAAAGAATTACCTCATACGCCAATATGATACCTCCAATCAGAAACATTATACAGAATTATAGCAAATATGCTATTGCAATAAGAAGAATAGCACGGAAAAGGTAAGTTGTCAAGAAAAAATAGACATTGTCTGAGGTATTGACGATCAACTACATATTTAAATGAATATCGTAGTGGATGTTATTAAGTTTACTTCTCTAATCAACTGTATTTTTCGACAAAATATTAGTGAAAGGCATTGACAATTATTATCTTCTTGTAGTATAACGAAAAACAAAGGAGGAATGAAAAATGATTGTGGAAGATACCAAGGATTTGGTTGAAACTGCGGACTATGTGATCATCGAAGCTGTTTTAGTGGATGATGGACTGTGTTACAAACAACTTTCTGTTGGCATTAAAGGTAAGAACGGTGATATTATCCGCATAATTCCAATATCTACAAAGCTCATGTGAGAAAAGGCCGGGCAGCTACTGAACTGCCCGGCCTTCTTCTATACCTCGCATTACCAAGTACTGCAACGAGTACTGCAACGCCAAAAGTTTTTTATTTTCTCTCATTTCTTGTGTGAGCAGAAATTTGCCTTAAATAAGCCAAAAACAAAAACAGAAAGAAAAAAGACGGCGTAAACAAACGCCGTCTTGGTGGTTGCGGAGGTAGGACTCGAACCTACGACCTCCGGGTTATGAGCCCGACGAGCTTCCAACTGCTCTACTCCGCGATATGGTCGGTGCACTTTCTTAGTGCTATATCATTATAGCAGATATTTTCATTTTGTCAACACCTAAATTTTGGCAAAGGAAAAATCGAGGGCGACCCGGGCAATGAAAAAGCAGCGGGCCACTGAAAACCCACTGCTCTCCCATCATCTGCCGATGATAACCTTAACCTGTGCTTAAGCACAAAAATATAATACTATATTCCGGCCAAAAAGGCAAGCGAATTGCAGATATTTAACGAATTTATTTATGGTGTATCATTACAGCGGGTATAAATTTAGCTGTGCAGCGGTAGCGAAAGGCACAAAAATGCCCCGATAAAATCCAAAAATAGGCAAAAAACAACCCTGCCGCATGGCAGGGCTGCAAGCGATTTTAACTTATTTTACGCGGCTGATCTCGCCATGCTTTGCCAGATACTCGTCGCTGGCCGGGAAGTGGTTCTTGTAAGTGATGCTTACCACGGCGCTCTTGTCGCGCAGAACGGCTACATTCGCATGGGACACATCTACGGTAACTTCCATATCATAGTCGGCCTCTACGATCTTGCCGGTCTTGGTGTCGATTTTCACAACGCCGGTGCCATTCTTATAATGTACCTTGCAGTTATCGGCAGTGGTGCCCTCAGACCAGGTCAGCGGCTTGATGCTATTAACAACGGAGTCGATGCCGCCCAGCGTATTGAAGAACCGACCCTGAGAGTCCTGACCCTTGTGGCTCATTTCAGCCATCTTAGGCTGGATCTTCATGGTGATGGTGCCGTCGCCGTTGTCCTCAACTACAACAGCCAGCACATCATCGGCAGTCAGAGAAGAGGTGACTAAGCTGTTGCCCTTCTCGTCCACATCGTCCTTCTGCACTTTGCCGGCGGTGGGAGGCAGGGCAGAGGTGCCTGCGTGAAAAATGCCGCCTACGATACCGGGTACCATGCTGTTGATGGTTTTGTTCTCGTTACCGTCGATGATGACGCTGTTAATCTTTAAGTCCTCATCGCCGATGAAGGCGCTCCAAGTCTGCTTGCCCTCCGGGGTATTGAACTCGGCGGTCTCAGCCTTGGTCTTGTTGTAGGCCTCTACATAGTACTTGACTGCGTCCTCAGCGGTGTCCATTTTAATACCGCCGTAAGTGCCGGCCTGAAACTCGCCGATTACGGACTTGTCCTCAGTAGCGGCGGCGTCGGCAGCTACGGGTGCGGTCTTGGCGGCAGAAAATACCACCTTAACGGCAAAGATAACTGCAACGGCAACCAGTGCAATTAACAAAATGCGGATGATCACATCCAGTGCGGATTTGCGTTTCACATTATAGCTCATAATAAATCCCCTTTCTACAGTATAATAACCGATAAGAACATAATTTTCAACTGCTTTTTTCAAATCCGTCCAAAAAAAGTAGAAAATTCCGTTTTCGGTTGACTTTTTACAAGGGATTCAGTACACTTACAATTAGCAAGTAGTACCTAAAAATACAAAATTCAGAGATACTATCTTGCAGAAGGGGGATTTTAATTATGGCGGAGACGCTGCAAAAAACCAAGAAGAAAGCCGGGCGGAAAAAACACCGTGCCGGTCGCATTGTGCTGGCGGTACTGGGGGTACTGATCCTGGCCATTGTGATTACGGATGTGGTGGTGTGCCACCATCGGTCGGACCCGGACCACATTCAAACGTACGACACCCAAAACCCGTATGTTTTGGAACAGACAGACATTTCCGGCCACCGCAGCGGCGGCGGGATCGAACCGGAGGAGACTCTGCGTGCCTTTAAGAATTGCGCCGAGAACCCGGACTTCTCCATTGATGTGTTTGAGTTTGATCTGCATGTCACCAAGGACGATGTGCTGGTGCTGCTTCATGACGACACGGTGGACCGCACCTCGGACAGCCAGCAGGTGTTTGGCGAGAAGGATGTGCGCCCGGAGAACAAGACTTATGACGAATTGCGCCAGTTGAATATGGGCGCGCAGTTTGAGACGGAAAGCGGCGAAAAGCCCTATGCGAACCTGCATGGGGATCAGGTGCCGGACGATCTGCGCATTTTGCGGGTGGAAGACGCGCTGGACTACCTGATCGCACAGGGTAAGGGCGAATATAAGTATATTATCGAGATTAAAAACAGCGG